TCTAAAGTTAAATCTTCAAATTCTATGTTGTCACCAGGCAAATCAATCTTTTTTAGATAGTTACCAAGTTGAGGTGTAGGTAAAGTTATGCCAGGTATCTTTGCACTATTGGAAAAGAAATCAACCTTAGGCGTTTTAACTATATTAAATTTAAACCCAACAGGAGACAAATAATTTTTATTTGTAACTTGTTTAGCAAAAAACGAATTGGCCATTAGTTCTGACAGGTCTCCATATTCTATATTTAGATAAAAAAAGAGACCCCCTAAGGAGTCTCTTGAGAAATATATAAGCGTCTCGCTTACATAAGGTTCTTAACAACTGTTCTCTGATAGTAACGGTTGCTGTTAGATGTGATTCTACCAAGACCTTGAGCAGTTCCTTCAGCAAATGGGTTTGAAACAAGACCGTATCTTGTCTTAAATCCAATTTTAGGTTGGAAGGTTCCGTCGTTCACGGCTCTGACCATTTGTAGAGGTACATATGGGCAGTAGAATAATCCAGCGTCATAAGGAGATGTTCCCTTATAACCAACAACATAGTACTGGTTCTGAGCACTGTTTGCTGAGAATGGATCGATATACACTCTGTACTTACCGTTGATAGTACCAGCAAATGTATTACCAGTATCGTCAACCTGTAGGTTAGCGTTAAGAGCAGGAGTGTAATCAAGTACACCAGCCATGGTTAGAGCAGATGCTACATCAGCACTTGTCATGATGATGTTGCCCTTTCCACGACGAGTCCTTTGTGCGATTCTGTTAGCATCTCTTTCGATGTTGAACAGAAGACCCTTGAACTTCTCAACTGACCATCTACCATTGGAGTCAACATCTAGATCGAAGAATCCAGCGTTGGCAACATTGACTTGTGATCCTGCTTCAGCAGTCTTATAGATTGTTCTTATAACTTCTCTGTTAATCTCTGCAAGAATTTCAGAAGAAAGTATGTTTGCTAACTCAGCCTCAGCGTTCAATCCGTGGATTGCACGAAGGTCTTGAGCAAGTTCCATGCTGTACTCTGCCTTTAGTGCTCTAGACTTAGCAGTAACAGTAACTTTCTCGATGGAGAATGCCATCTCGTTGAAGTCACCGTTAGTACCGTCACCTAGTGCCTCAGAGTCACCAGTTGCCATACCTTGACCGAGTGAATACTGTGCTTGAACCGCATCAGATGCTGTTCCTTCAAGTATCGCAGGGTTTGTTCCTCTCTGAACTCCAGTAGAACCGAAACCAACAGTACCATCATCGTCAGTAGCATCGGTGTAATCACCTTGAGTTGCCTGACCAATGTTAGTTCCTGCCTTGTTTGCAGAGAATGCAGAATCTGGTTCGTTGAAGAATGATTCTGTTCCACCCTGATCGGTGTATCTGGATCTCATTGCGAAGATTAATCCAGTAGGACCATTCATTGGTTGAACACCTGCTAACTCGTATGCAACGAGGTTAGGCATTGATCTTCTAATCAATGAAATTAGTACTGGGTCGAAACCTGCAGTAGGACCTGCGTCTGCTGATCCTGCACCGAAAGCACCTGAAGCACCTACAGCGTTACCACTGTTTGTAGGAGCTGCCTCAGTAAGCATTCCGTTGCCAGTTTCAAATGCTTGTTGTTCTTTTAGAAAACGCTCTTGGTTTTCAAGGAGAACCGCCGTTGTTGATCGTCTGTGGGAATCCTTAATAGGATCAACCCCATCAGCATCGAGAAGTGGACCCCACTTCTCCATTAGTTGTTCTGCGTTGTACATTGTACGGGGAAATTAAATTTGCGAGTTATTTGGCCATTCCAAGGGCCTTAAGATAGTTGCTCATTGAACCACTAACTTCTGTTCCTGAACCCTCGGCAGTCACACCCTCAGAGAGAGTTTCGACTTTATTTGGGGAACTTTTTGTTTCACTAGGGAAATAAGATTCTCTAAGTGTAACTAGTTTCTCACGGTATGCTTTTTCACTCTCAAACTCAACACCCTCAGATAACGATCCCAACTTTTCTTTTTGTGTTTCAGCAAGTCCTTCGGCTACTTCACGGAAAATTCCATCTGCTGTAGATTCACCTAGGCGTTTGTTGAGAGAAATGTTTGTTTCGATCTGTTCGTTAAGTCTGGATTCCATTTCATCTAATTTGGAGACCATACTCTCCAATACATCATATTTGTCGTCAGGGATTGATACATAATGATCTTCAAAAAGACTCTTCATTCCAGTTAGGAATGATTCTGTCATTTCTGTTTTGAGTCCATGCTCTACTTCAATCTTGTTCTCAGACATCCACTCAGAGGAGACATACTCCAAATAAGCATCAGTTCTTTCGATCAAGTCTGCCTTAGTAGACTCAAGTTGTTCAGACATTGTTTTTTCAAACTCAGCTGTCATCTCTTCTTTAACAGCGTTAACTTTTTCAGTTACTGCTGCCTCGAAGATTGTTTTAGCTTTTGCTTGAAACTCTTCTGATAGTTCTTCACCACCAAATAGAGCAGCAAGATCTTGCTCGACATCCACAGTTGGAGTTGTCTCCTCTTCGGATGGGGTTTCAGCAACTACTTCTGCTGAATCTTCTTTAGCTGGCTCGTCACCTTGCTTAAGAACTTCTGTACCGATAGACTGCATGGCATCAGCTTTACCTGCTCCACGATTTACTACATCAGATACAGTTTTGATTTTGGGTTCTTTAAGCTTGGCTGAGTCGTTATCTGGCTTATAGTTCTCAGGAGTAGGTCCTCCTAGATCTTCATAAGACGCAGATGCTCCTGGAGAAGTTGAATCATCAACCTTCTTCATACCGTCGCCAGACTTCGCACCCCTTGTTACAGGATTTTCCATTTCTTGTAATTCCTTAGCGGACATTTGTGAACACTCCGATTAGATCTTGTTATAATCTATGTTTATTTATAAAATGTTAGAGATTTGATAGGAAGTTTTGGAACAATCCTAGCTTATTCTCCTCCAGTTGTTTTTGGTCAACCATAGTATTGACCGCTTTATATGTCTTAGCTGCAAACCTTTCTCTTACTATACCACCATCCCATACCCAATCTTTTCCTTCCATAATACCTTGTACAAAGGCATCAGGTGCGGATGGATCAGCTACAATATCAGCAGCAGTTGCGAGATGAAAATCATCAGAAACAATTTTAACACCTTCACTATTAGTAGTAAGTGTACCAAGACCACGAGATGATACTCCTAGTTTGACACCCTCATCGATTAGATTCTTAGCAATCCTTCCCATTGGTGTATCAAGGACTTTAGCCTTGCCAATGAAATTTGTACCATTTTCTCTTAGAGAAGTTATTTTATGAGAGACCCTATCTAGATTTACGGTTGGACCTTCGGGATGACCCAATTCGCCAAGAGCACGACCACCAGATATGAAACTTTCATTATATCTTTGAACTTCCTTGCGGAGTGTGTCCATCGGATACATGCGTCCATTACGATTCTTCAAGTCTCCTTGAAGGAAGATACCCTCAATAAACATAGACTTTTTACCGTTTCGCTCTTCGACGATAACTTCTACATTTTCGATTTCTTCTGTAATGAGTTTCATTGGTTTAATTAGTAAATCCTACTTTAACACCTTTAACATCAGCACCACTAGCAAAAACTGTGAACGCTGCTTGTTTTTCTAGAATTTCGGTAGTACCTGCTTTGAGTGTGAATGTACCCACTCCAGTACCGCCTCTAGTTTCTTGAACGGTGATTACTCTGTCAGCAGCATTGCCATTGTAAAGACGAACACAGGTTGCTTGGGTAAAACTTACCCCAGTACCAGCCGTGGTTGGTACACTAACCTCGTCTGAACCGAGTAATAATATCCTAGACATTAGGCTCCTCTTCTGCTGTTGCTACTTCAGGGGACTCTTCACTTTCAACGCTTCCGAAAAGACTAGCTGCTGCAGCAGGACGAGTATCGTCCACTTTACCAGCGGCTTTTGCATATAAAAGGTCTTTGATCTGGTCGCTAATATCTGCTGCGGAATTGCCCGAAGCAATCATATTGACTAGTTCTTCCATAATAAAACATTAGAGTTATAAACTTATTTATTAGTATTATATTTCTCCTTCTCCAGATTTAGGTAATTTTGCAGGTGTTTGCATTCCAGGTGGTTGCTCTGGTGTACCTGGCATGCCAGGACCGAAACCTTGTTCCGCACCACCTTCAGCACCAGGTTCCATACCCATCGCAGCTTGCTGTTCAAACTCTAGCATTTGTTGATTAGGATCAGGTAAAACACCTTTTTCAATCTCTTGTTCTATTTGTTGATCTATTTCTACGATCTCTTGATCTCTTTGACGGAGTACTTGTCTTCTAATATACTCTGTAGAATAGTAACGACCAGCATAAGGTTCGATCATTCCTAGAAGTCCTAAACGACCTTCTAATAATTCCTTATCTTTAAGTTCCGCAAAATGATTATCATATAAGAAGTCAAACTGTATATGCTCATTCATTCTATCCCAATCTTGTGGGGTAACAATATTCTTTAGAAGTAGTTGAGTTCTTAATAGATCTAATAGTAAGTTACTAAAACGCTTACGCAATCTACCAACAAACTTACTAAACTTAAGTTCGTCTCTCATTATCTCTGATGATCTACCTAGATTAAATCCATCTCCAGAACCAGCAATTCTAGACTCAGGAATCGCTAATGATCTGTAAAGTTTTTTCTGGAAGTATTCGATGTCTGCTAGTTCACCTAAGTTTTGTCCGCCAGGTAATGTAGTAATCTCAGTTCCTCTACCACCTTCTCTACGAGGTAACCAGAAATCTTCTAGCATACTCATCATTCTTTTATCGTCTCTTATCTCACCACTATTAGAATCATATACCAACTTGTTACGGTAACGCATCATAACTTCACGGAGATATTGTTCTGCCTTTACTTTAGGTAGATTACCAACATCAATATAAAATATTCTTCTTTCTGGTGCTCTTGATAATCTGTATATAACAAGAGAGTCCTCAATCATTCTTAACTGATTAAGTGCTTTGATTGCTTTATGTAAGTATGATAATCCAGTTCCTTTATTTCTATCTACTAATCCAGCAGTACAATATGCAACAGAATCTTTTGCAAGTTTAATACCTTTTAATGCTGATCCTGCACCTGCTACACCAATGTTAGTTGGATATTGTGCTTTTGGTGTGTATAGAAAATACTCTTCTATTTCTGGAAAGTATACTTTGTCATTCTCATGCACATTCTGCATGTTGAATAAGTTACTCTTATCATCTTTCTTCTTTTCTTTACGCACATAACGCATCTTAAGAGGATCGATATATCTTAATTCTTGTAAACCCTCTTCTGGTTTTTTAATGTCTATGACTTTATTGTAATATAATCTTCCGTCAACATACCAGTTTCTAAAAATCTCATGACTTTTTGTGTCAAAATCAAGAAGATCTTTAATATGTTTAAATTCTTTGCGGATAATATTTTTAATACCATCACTTGCATTTAGATTCTCTAGGTCTATTTCTACAGGAGAATCATTGGTATCAGATACTATTGCTTCGTTTACAACATCTTCTACAGCATTGTCCACCTCTGGGTGTAATGCCATCTCACGATACTTTCTTATAAGTTCATGTTCTGTTTTGTAGATACCCTCAAGATCTACAACCTGACTAGAAAAACCACCCTGAATATAATAATCAACCCCAGCCT